TCCTCGTTCCCGGTTTGTTCGCCGCGAGTGATGAGATTGATTGCGGCCTGCTTCGCGTTCTGTATCCCGGCGATGGTCGATGATTTCAGCACGTTGAATCCGCCCCTTGCCGCCAGTTCTTTTGATCGCGTGGTGAGATAGTCCTGCTCCATCGGCGACATCCCATCCCGCTGATACTTCGCCTGCCATGGAGTCACCCGCTTGTTCCATCCCTCAAGCGCCTGTTCCGGCGTCATGTTCGGATTCTGCAACACCTCCATTTCGTATTCCTGCTGAAGCCGGTCGAACTCCAATTCCATGTTGGCGGCTTCCCGGCGAACCTGAAGCTCCTTGTGCTTGTTCAGCAGCGCGATTCCCTTTTCGCCCGTGGCGGCGATCACCTCGCCGAGACCGCCGAGCGCCTGCCATGGAGCGCCAGCGGCTGCCATGCTTCCTTCAGCGCCGACGTTGAATGCCCTGACGAGTCCTTTTCCGGGTAGTGGGTCCATGATTTTTTGAAAGTTCAGATCGTGCCGGTGTAACGCATCGAGTAGAGGCTTTGCCCGGTGGATGCCACGCCGCCGATGAGCGAGCCAATCGCGCCGATCTTCCCGGCAGTGGCCGCCTGTTCGCCCTGCCAGCGTTCAATCCCGGCCTGATTGCGATACGCCACTTGCTTTGCCTCTCCCTCACGGAACAAGTCGAGCGTCGCAAGTTCGAGTTCCGACGCCGCCGCGCCGATGACGTCAAGCGATGATCCCTGAGAAAGAGAAACACCGGACCCGGCCATCCTCGCGCGGATCGCCGAAATCTGCCTCCGGTTCATCTCGCGCTGACGGGTGGCGTTCTCGCGCGAAACGTCGGCCTCGTGCTTCGCCTGATTCTCCGCGACCTTGGCGTTGTATTCCGCCATGTCCTGCTGCGCCTGCCCCTGCTGATACATCGAGTAGGCGGAGATTCCAGCCCCGGCGAGAGAGGCGGCAATGGATGCGAAGGCTAAGGTTTCAACTCCCATGGGGTTATTCGGTTTGAGGTTTCGGGCGCACCAGGCGGGCGACGGCTTGGACGGGATCACCGGCGGGGGAGAATCCCATCATCTTCGCGCCCCGGACCATCGCGCCCTGTGTCACGGTGCCAAGCAGCAGCGTATGCCCTGACGACCGCATGATGATGTCAATCCCGTCCTGAAGCGCCATCAGGCATTCGCGGGCGTCCTGCATCGAAAGCCCCGGCCGTGTCACCATGCCGTGAAAGAACGCGACATGGTTGTTGTTGCACGGGAACACCGAGCCGGAAGCGGCGGGCTCGCCTCCAAGCTCCACGATGCACGTTGAAACCGGAATCATGCTCTCATGCATCGGCTCCGCGCCGTGGCTTTCCCACCAGCTTTCAAGAAGCGGGTAATCCTCTGGCTGATAATGCCGGATCGTGATGTCAGGAGTTGTCACCATAGACGTTCCATTTCGGGACCACGGCCAACACCCGCATGGGCATCGGAAGGTCTTGTTTCAGGACGAAGGATGCTTCCAGATCGGTGCGCGAGTCGAGCTTGTGAAGCTTCGGGCCGGTGAAAAGCTGTGGCGAATTGGCATTGCCGGTATCGTAAAACGCCAGCGTATCGAACGTGCCGTTCACTCGGTCGGACGCCTTGCAGCCGTAGGAGTCCTTGAAGTAGATCACCAGTTCGTGAATCCGCTTCTCGCGCGAAACACTCGTGCCATTCTGCATGCCGACCTCAAGCGCCATCGGCTCAAGGATCGATTCATACGCCAGACCGGCGCAAACGTCGGTGAACTCGGTCGGATCGCCTTCCTGATCGAACTGGATCGCGCCACTGGACACCACCCGAGGCGACAGCACCGCGCCGTTGGCCACCACCTGAACGGTTTCGCCCTCAAGGTGATCGAGCCCGGTCATCTCCGAAATCTCGCCGGGGTTGATCAGAGAAACGCCGGAATCGACGTAGAAAATCAGGTTGTCGGTCGGGACCACTTCCCACTTGTCGCCCCAATCCGCGCCGATGCCTGGGCGCGTCGCCGCGGTCGGGGTGTGATCCTCAAGACAGACGTAGTTCACGCCTTTCGAGGAAACCAAGTCGCCTTCCTCATAGGTGCCCTGTGCCCGCTTCCAATAGGTCGCGTTCGCTGGCGTGATCAGCGTGGCCTCTCCGGCTGTCAGGCCATCGGATGCCGGGGTGTGTTCAAGAATCGCCTCCATGACCACCTTGTTCCAAACCACCCTGTCGCCGACTTCATAGGTTTGTGTTGACCGGCTCCAACCGGCCGAAGGCGCATAGGCTCCCGATGCGTCATCCAAGGCCAGTTCCCAAACGTCGGTCCATGCCGATCCCCAGCCCGGAACATACTTGTAAAGCCCGCCCCCGTCCGTGTCGGTCTTGCTGTGGTAGGCCGTGCATCGATACATCTTCCCTTCGCGAACGACCAGTTCGCCGACGTCGTAATCCGTATCCCATCCGGGGAATGGGGTGAAATCGTATCCGAAAACCTCCTCGCCGGGAAATGGCGTGCTGGTCGATGAGCTTTCGGTTTCAAACTCGAACCACTTCACCTGCCCCTCCGACATCACGAATCCTTGCGCGTGCGCTCCGACGTCGGAGATCGGATCGGCATCGGCTCCAACCGGGTAGTTCCAAACCGCGAACTCTTCCGGCCCGAAGATCGAATAATGGTAGCTCCAAAGGTCAACGCCCTCGATGTCCGGATAAAGCATGCTCCATGGCTCTTCCAGAAAGAAGCCGTCCGGCTTGAACCGCTCGACGTAGCGGCGAACTGTGCCGTCAATCGTCCTGCGAACGACCACCCAGACTTGATCCGATTCCCCCTCAACCGATTTCACCGCCACGCTCTCGAATCCATCCGATGCGGTTCCGGTGGTGTGCCGGTGCCACCCGACGACGTTCTGCGATTTCTCGTAGGTCAGCGCGATGAGATCCCCGCCGCGGGTCACGCACCAGAGGATGCTCTCCGGCTGCGCCTGCCAGGCCATGTCAATGATGCCATCGCCGGTGATGTGTTCCGCAAGCAAGGTCAGATCCGTGGTGACATACCCGTCAGCCTCGAAGGCGTAGGACATTTCCCGCACGACCTTTCCGCCCTGCTGGACGAACAGAAGCGAGTCATCGAGAAGCCTCGCCTTGATGAAGTCGGAGCCGTTGCCTGAGTGGCGGCGGGCGCGGACATTCGTCGGCGTGATGATCGCCTCTTCCTTCGTTGCGGAAATCACCCATTCATCTCCCGAGGTGCCAACGATCAGCGATTTGTGAGACACCAGCCATTGAATGTCATTCTGCTGGCCGGAAACGATGGTGTGACTCCACGAATCGGAATCCTCCTCGCCGGGCTCGAAATCCTCGTAATCATCGACGGCCGACGCCCACACGGTTTGGGGCCGATGCTCATTGCCTCCGAACACAAGCCGCTGTTCATGGGCGGCCACGGTGCGCGGCCATCCCCGTTTGTCGCTCCAGGCGGATTCGCGCCAGTAGCTGGTTTCCCCCTCCTCGACCGGCTGGACAACCTCGCACTGCGCAAGCGTGTCGCTGACAACGGTCACGATCTTGACCAGTCCGCGAATGAACGATCCCGACGCCTCAAGAACCGCCTTCGGGCTCGATGATCCTGCCGAGCCGTGAATCCACTTGAGGCGCATCCGGCATCGAGCCGGTTCGGTGTTGCCCGCCGTGTAATTCGCATCGGCCGCGCTGGTGAACGTCCTGATCGTTTTCCATCCGGAGCCATCGCCGAGGTTGCGCTGAAGCTGAAAGGTGCCCGTCCATGTTCCGCTGGTGGTGAGATTCCACGCGCCCTGAACAATGAGTTCATCGGAAAACAGCCCGTCATTGCCCGACGTCGCCTCAAGATCAACTTGGAACTGATCGGCCTCCCTCTCGTGGGAAAGCTGAAGATACGCCCCCTCGTGTTTCGCCGAGAAGAAGCTCCATGTCGATTCCACCTCAATCGTGTCCCCTTCCTCCCCGGCCGCGCTCGTGGTGAACTTCCGGTTCTTCCGCAGGTTCTCTTCCAGCATCGCGGGATATGAGAACTCGACCGGAAGAAACTCCCAATTCGCATCACCGATCCGGCTCAACTTGTGGACCGGATACAGCGGGTGAACGAAGTATGCCACGTTGTTGATTTGCGCCATCTGCACTTGCCAAAGGTCATCCTCATCATAGGGGGACTCGACCTCGTAGGGATCGAGACCATCCATGATCAGGCCATCCCGCAGGTAGAACCGGAGCTTGCCAGCGCTCATCTCCAGAATGAATCCCTTGGCAATCGTCGCCTGAAAACGGAAAAGCCGGGAGATCCCCGGTGCCGTTGCGGTGTAGGATAGCCCCGGCCTGCGCCTGACTCCACCATAGGGCGTGATCAGCATGTTTTGTAGCGTCCTGCATCCGTTCCGGTATTTCTCAAGGTCGGAACGAAGATGGATCAGCGGCGAGAGTTCGCCCGCGTTGAATGATGGGATCAGGCTGGTGATCATGGGGCGATCAGGAATGCAGAAGGTCGAAATTGACGGTTGCTCCGGTGCTTCCGCTCAGAACTCCGCGCACCTGACAGGCGGGAAGCCGGAACGGGAACATGCCGTTTGCGGTGAGGGACACGGCGGCTCCGGTTACTCCGGTGATCGTGATCCATGTCGAGTCGTCGAAGCTGGCCTGAATGGTGAGCGTTCCCGACCCGAAGGTTCCTTGAGCGAATGCGGTTCCGTGGCCTCCTTCCCAGCGGGTTCCTGCGGATGTTGCGGCGGCGGTGGTGAGCGTGGTCATGTTGGTGCTTTCTGGTTGGGGTGACGGTTATCGGAAAGTGCCGGTTCGGCGGGCGCGTTGCATGAAGGACTTGGCGATGATTTGCCGGACGGGATGATTCGCCCCGGAGTTGATCGGCTGCGCGTTCAGGGTCATGGCTCGCGGAAGAACCACCTGTTCGAACTCCCGGCGAAGTTCCGCCTGTTTCGAGTCGCTGCCGGTCAGCGCCCTCGCGCACTTCATGGCCAGCAGCATGGCCATGCATTCGACAAGCAGCGGGTCATAAATCGTGGTGTCCTCTTCCCGGCGGATGTATTCGATGTTGATCGAATCCGGCATGTCTTCGTCCTCATCGCATCCACGGCCGATCAGCAGCTTGTTGCCCTGCCGGTCGAAGTATTCCTTCGGCGTCCAGGCGTCCTCACCTTCGATTTCGATCAGGCGGATGAAGTCGGCCGGCAACTGGTAGGCTGCCCGCCACTTGTAGAGCGGAGCGGTTGCCAGCTTCGAAAGCGCGGCTTGTGTTTTCGCGCATCCCCACCGGGCGCATTGCAATGCCTCATCCCTCGCTTGGGCGAAGTTCACGCGGCATGTCCGGGATACCTTGTCGCCGGTGTCCTCGATGGAGTTGATTCGTGATTCCCCGAGGTGTTGGAGGGCGAGATTCGCGATGTCGGTTTCGGATGGCATGGCAGCTTGAAAAAGTGGAGGGGGACCGGGGACACAAAACCCGATCCCCCTCGCGGGTTACAACCGATTGACGGGTGATCAGACGGCGGCGACGTAGGCGAGCAGGAACTTGATCACCTGCCCGGCAGTCGGAGAGGTGATGGTTCCAAGCGTGGCGGTGATCCACGCATCCGCGGGGAGCGTGTATCCGGCAAGGCCAGCCGGTTGCGCGGCATAGGCGAAGTCGGATGTTCCGGCGGCGCTGATGTCGATGGCCGTTGAGTAACGGTCAGCGTCTCCGGTGAACGCGCCGGACACAACCGGTTCGTCGCCGATGGTTGCGATGTTGAACGCGGAACCGGGATCGTTCCGGACGATCTTGCAAAGCTCCGGGAGCAAACGGGCGTTCGCTGGGAGTTTGGCAATGCGGATAACGTCGCCGCTGGCTTCGTCCGTGCCACTGGTGAGCGTGTAGATCGCTTCCATGTAGAGGACGTTGCCGGTGGCTTCGATTCCGGGCTCTCGGCTCCAGGTATCCGCGCCAGCGGCGGGCAGTTGGGTGGCAGAGCGGTCGGTGTAGAGTGTGGCCATGGTGATTGGTTCTTTCTTTGGTTGGGGATGACCGGCCGGGCTGACAGTGTGCCAACCCGGCCGATGGGGGCTTACGGACTTTCGTCGCAGTAAACCGCAACGACTTTCTCCTCTTCCGTCCGGGTTGCGCCGTGGCGTCCCTTGGTGCGGATTTGGAGAGTTTCGTTGAGGTCATCCCGGACGGTGATCTTCGTGCTCATGCCGTTCTTGGAGAACGCCACGCCGGACGAAACGAACGCGATGCAGGTCCGAACGTCGGTTGACGAATTCAGTTCGAGCAACTGCGTGCGGATGAAGGTGAAGCCCATGAACTGGTTGACCTCGCCGTTCACCAGCGCCTTCACGTCCGCATAGCGGCTGTTCGACACTTGATCGACGTTGACGAGCAGGTCATCGAGCTGCTGCTGGGTGACGAGGAAGATCAGTTGATCCCCCATGACTCCGGTCTTGTTTTGACCGGCGGCCTCGTTCTTCCCGAGGATGGACTTCGCCTTGATGATCTTGGCGAGGGTGAGACCGGAGTTCGATCCGGTTCCGCCGTGGATGTAGTTCACGGGCACCTTCTGGCCGTTCGGAAGGTCAACGGCTTCGTCGCCGTCCTCGCCGATGTAGGCGGTTCCGGTGGCGGCCTCGATGACGGCTTCGTCATAGGCGCGTTGGAAGGCGGAGGCGTGGGAGATCACGACCGCAGAGCGCGGGGAAGTGACATCGCCGAGGAGTTCGGCATCCCATTCGTCTTCGTGGTAAACCTCATCGTAGGCGCGGAGCGAGAGCTTGCGCTTGGCGAAGGGAGTATTCGACGGGATGGTTTTCCCTGACCGGGTGGTGATCAGGCGGGCTTTGGACTTGCCGATGAAGTTCAGGAGCTTGCGCTTGCCCTTCACGGTTTCCTGACGAACGAGGGAATGCACGCGGCCTTCGTTTTGCTGAACCAAGTGCTGCCAGTTGGCATCGAATTGGTCGGTATAGAATTGGTCGATGGTTAGATCAGGCACGGTTTTGAGTGGTGAATTGTGGTGGATTCACTCCCCTTGGATGGGCCTCAAAACGAGAGCCCGGAGAGCGGTTTAAGGCTTCCGGGCTTGGCTGTGCGGTGATCGCCTCTGGTGGGCGGCCTCGCTCAAGTGGTCCGTGGACGGGGCGAGCGATACCACGGGGGAGGGGAACACGTCAAATCAAAATAGAAGCGCCCGCCCCCACAACCAGCCAGAAGGGAGGCGGGCGCTTGTCACGAGTGGCCTTTGCGACTGTCCCGAGACGCGAGGGCCGGAAGCTCTTTCACCCGGCACGCATCCAGTTGCGCACCTGGTTGTTCACATCCTCATCACCGTCCCAATACTTCTTGTAGAGGGGGTTGTTCGGGTTACTGATGACATCCTGAGCCTTGGCGCGAAGGCCGCCAGCGCTGTTCAGGTCCGATCCCTTGGCCAGCGAGTCTTCCGACATCGCGGCACCGGCACGGGCGAGAGTCATCACGAATCTGGCATTGCGGAACAGCGGATCGCTTTTCACTTCCTCCGGGGTGAATCCAAAGGTCAGCGCGGCACGTTCGGCGAGGGCCTGCTTCTTCACCGCTTCGGGGCCGTTCCCCCATTCCTTGGTGAGAAGATCCTTTTGCTTTGCGAACTCCTGAGCTTCGAGCGCGGCGGCTTGCTCGGCTGATCCAGCGACGGACTTCGTAGCCCGCGCCAGATCGAACTCTTGGAGCTTGGCGACCTGCTGAGGCGTAAGGCCGATGCCATGCGCGAACGTGGCGAACTCCTTCAACTCGGCTTCGTCCACCTTCACGCCATCGGGGAGCTTTTCGGGGACTTTCAGGCCGTAGCCGTCCGGGGAGTCAGGCACGCCGAGGCGTTTCAGCACCGGTGCCCATGCTTCAGGTGGAGCGTCAGCGCCGGGGATCACGACCGCATCGGCCTTTTTCCCGAGCAACTGCTGAAGGTTCAGCGTGTGCTGGAGAGCCTGCAACGGATCGGAGTATTTCGCGAAGTGCTGACCATGCTCCTTGAGGTTGTCGGGAAGCTTCTCGACGTAGCCGGGAACGAACTTGCCGTCGTCGCCGATCAGGGATCGGAAGTCAAACGCCCCTGTTCCCGCATTTCCTTGGCCTTGCGAGCCTGGCGTTTGACCGCCTTGCGCCGGTGCCTGTCCTTGCGAACCTTGGCCAAGCAGGCTCTGGCCGCCCTGCCCAGCGTTGCTTGCAGAACCTCCGCCGCTACCGCCTTCACCTTGGCCGCCCTCTTCATTGTATCGGAATGTGAATGGTTTCATGCGTCAGGGGTTAGGCGTTCCAGTCCATGTCGGAGCCGAGATCGCGATTCGTCTCGACCTTCTCCGTGAGGTGGGTTTTGCGCGTGGCCATGTCGGCGTCGCGGTATCCGGTCACTTCGTCGATCCCGGTTTCGGGGTTGGTGACGATCACCGGCACCTTGCCCTTGCCCTTCACGCCGAAACGCGCGTTGAACTTGTCCGGGCGGTGCTTGCGGAGCCATTCGACGTATGCCGGGGTCTTGTCGCCGAATTGCGGGTTCTTCTTCGGCGGTTCCTCGATGCTGTTCTTTTTGGCGAACGCAAGATCGTCGTTCCAGTCGGCGCGAGCCTTTGCGGCTTCGGCCTGGGCTTCCTTCGCGATCCCTTTGTTGTCGGCCTCCTCCTGTTCGGCTGGGGTGAGCTTCTTGACCGGCGCGGCTTCGGGCTGCGGATCATTGGCCTTGGCTTCCTCCTCGTCTGCCTTCTCGCGAAGCCAGCGCGTCACGCTCGCCTGATAGTTCTTGGCCTCCGGTTTCAGGGTGAGCTTGTCGCCTTCGAGTTTGCCGATTTCCTCTCCCTTGCGGAAGAGCCTCCCGGCGCTGTCGATCATGTAGGGTTCCTGTGTCTGTTCGGTGCTCATGTCGTCAATCGTTGTTGGTTTCGGGTTCTCCGATGAGGCGTTCCCCCATCGAAATCTTGTGCTGGATACCCCAGATCACCGACCGCTGTCCGAGCCAGTGGTGAATCGGGTGTTCCTTGTCCTGATCGACCGGACCGGCCTGATCCCAGCCGATGTCACGTTTCAGGGTTTCGAGCAAAAGTTTGCCGTCCTCGGTTTTGAACAGGCGGGCGAACGCGCGGCATTCCTTCCGCGCCTGGCGCTTCAATGATCGTTGAAGATCATCGTCGCCCTCGTCATCGGTCAGTGAAATCGCGGTGCTTCTCATGCGGCCTTACCTCCGAGCGCGGACGCCACGGCGTTGATTTGTTCGGGCTTGAGCTTTGACGCGGCGGTCATCCCCTGCGCCGCCATGGCCATTTGCTGCTGCTGCATCATGGCTTCCTGTTCGGCTTGGATCGCGCCGTTGTATTCCGCCTCGCTGGCCATCCATTCTTCCGGCACTCCGAAGTTGCGGCCAAGACCCTTCGCCGCGGCTTGGATCTTCACCACGTGGCGCACGCTTGGATCGATCGCAAGCATCGGCTGGAGCGATTCCAGAAGCGACATGAAGCCGGCCGATTGGAGCGAGCGGATCGCCAACGCAACCCGCGAAGTGAACAGGATGCGCGGCGGGCGAACATGGAAGCCCTCGCCGTCCTGCGCAATCACCGAAGGCGGCGGCGGCGGGAAGCGCATCTGCTTCATGTAGATCCGGAACACCCGCTGAAGCAGCGGATTTAGCCATTCTTCCTGCATGCGGACGAACGTCGGCGAGAACAGCACGAGCTTTTCCGTTGCTCGCTCTGCCACCTCGCGGGCAGTCATCTGCTTGTCCAGTTGCGAGAACATCCGGAACAGGTCGTAATGGTAGGCATCCTTGATTTCCTGCTCGCGGCGTTGGAGGCGTTCGATCCCGGCCCGGAAATCGCTGGTGTTGACTCCCCATGTCTCAGGCTTCGCGTTCTGGAACGGGTTGTAAATCGTGACTTCACCGGCACCCATGCCCACGACACCCTCAAGCGTCGAAGGGATCAGCATGCGGGGATAAAGCGCGACTTCGGCCATGCCGTCCATGAGGCGTTCCAGCATGTTCAGTTGCTTTGCCGCCGGGAGCGCCTGCCAGCCTGGGCACCATCCGTAAACCTCCGATCCCCACTTGAGGTATCGGCTCGCGAGGTAGGGATTCGTTTCGTATCCGCCCTCCCGCAGCAGGTGCTTTTCGCCCGGCACGAACCAGCACGAAGCCACGCCCATGTTGAGCGCATCGAGCTTCAGCGTGTCGCGGTCCTCGCGGGGATACACGGCGTGAACCACGAGGAACTTTTCAGAGTTCCGGCGCTTCGGATCGGCCAGCGCGTCGGCGATCTTCTTCGGCAGCTTGGCTTCGCCGAACTCTTGCGCGAGTTGAACGGCGGTCATGTTCCTCTCGCGGAACGTGGTATCCACCAGCTTTTCGGAGTTCTCCGCCAGTGAGTAGGTTCCGCAGGGAACGGCATCGAAGATCAGGCCGGATGCCGATGTGATGGACTCCTCGACATAGATCAGGCCGGTGCCGAATGCTCCGCGATCAAGGCAAGCCTCGTGCGCCTCGGTGTAGAAGTTCGACGTCGCCAGACCAGCAGCCATGATTTCGGCACACTTCGCATACCAGCGGAAAGCGTCATCACCGGCCATGTCGGCGGGCGGCTCGGCGGTGAACCATCGTTCAGAGAACGGCATCGCGTAGGACATCTGGCCATGCGCCAGCGTCATGTTGCACTGAACCGCCGTGGTGTTGTAGAGCCTGCTTTCCTTGTCGCCGCTCGGGGTGGTGTTCTTCGTGGTGATCTCGGCCTTTCGTGGCGAAACCACGTTGCCAAGCTCCTGGCACCACGAGTCCCAGGTGGAGCGGTCGGACTTCAACGCCTCATGGCGCTGGCAAAGCTGTTCGATGTCGGCTGGCATTACTCGGCTGGCGCGGTGTTGAGCATCCAGTTTTGCAGGTCGGCAATCGCCGCCGCCTTCTCGCGCTTGCCGCGTGCGTCGATCACGTTTTGCGCGGCTTCGCGGAGGGATTTGAAGCGTCTCTCCACATTGGCCGCCACTTCGTATTCGGTGTAATCGCCCTCGGCAATTGGCTCCACTCCGTCCGACGATATGACGTTGAACCCGGTTTCATCGGGCGATTGGTCTTCAATGGCTGTGACTCGGTTCATGGCTTTGGTGGTTTGGGGTTATCCAAGAAGGGACTTCTTGCCGGGTTCGTCGGCCGATCCGAGAAGGCTCTTCGGCTTGACGGTGGACGCATACCCGGCGCGTTGGAGCGCGTCTTTCCGCGTGCTGGCGCTCTCGGCTGCGGTCATTTGGTTGGACTCGCGCACCGGAGGCGGAGGGGGGATCGGTTTCGGAGGATCGCCGCCCTTGTGGAGTCGGCAAAGCCTGCCGTCAGGGCCGATCAGATCGGGCGAAAAGTGGGGTCCGGAGTGGTCCGAGTGCATGGCCTTTGAGGGTGTCGTAACGGTGGAAACGCAAGATGTTGCGTCGCTCAAACGAAACCCACGTAACAGGTTGATGCGGGAATGTCCAGAACTCTGACGTGCGCCCCGCGGCGAGGTAAACGTGGAGGCAGTCCCTCGGGGAGCATGTCAAATCGTTCTCCCATGGGTTCACGATGGCGGCGGCCGGCCAGTCCCGGCAGACGTATCGGGCGAGGATGAAGGCCGTTGGCGTGGCGATCACGATCCCGTGAAGCAGGTGGGCTTCCAGATCCTCGCGGAACGTCCGGGCGCACGGCTCGCGGGAATAGACGGCGGCGGCTTGTTCAGCGGGTGACACGGATCTTCCGGAAGTTGATAGCCCCGCCCCGCGAGACTCGCGGAGCATCATCCTCGAAATCGTCGGCAATCTGCCGGACTCCCTTCGAGACGGTCACGCGGGCGGCCTGCTTGCCTGCTGACAGCCTCGGCAGGTTCTCGGTGATGATCCCGGCCATCTCCGCTTCCGCGATGTAGCCGAAGGCGTCGGCGTCGTGGGATGCCCAATCACCAACGATTTCGCTGCGGATGCTAGCGGTTTTCGTCTCCGTCTTGCGGTGATAGGCGTCGAGCGATTCTATCAGTTGCGCCGTCGTGGACTCCCGGAAATAGATGTTCGGGAACATTTCCCACATGCGATTGATTCGGCGCTCGGGGTCATCGGTTCGCGGAATGACGCAGACGTTTTGCAGCCCTGCCGCTGCCAGTTCCTCGACGAATGACAGCCCACCAGGCCGCTTGCTCGCTCCATCGTGCGGCAGGCAGTGGCAGCCGTAGGCGTAGCCCTTTGCCAGCATGTGAGCAACCCGCTCGCCCGTGGTAAGCCGAAGCCCCTTGTCGTGGTC